TAGCTTTCCGTAGCCCTCACTGCTACCTTTAAGTTTCAGGACACAGGATCGTTTGTTGGCGCCCTATATGGTGGATCCAACACGATTACCGTCAAGGGCAACATGCTGTATGTCGATTTGAGCTCTTTCAAATCAACCGTCCAAATCTCGAACTATAGGGTCTGGTTATATCAGTCAGGGATACGTCCATCGGCCACAATTGGACTGGGATGTGTTGGATCAAGTCTTGCGGATCCGCGCTACAACAAGCAAGCGAATTGGAATCCAGATGGCAGTATTACGTTACTTGGCGGGGTTGGCAGGGAGAACATTCTGATGCAGCGTTTTTCCATGCCGATTCCTAGTGGAGTGACGTTCTCCTAGACAAGTGGCACCGTGATACAGCCTTCGACCCATCCCCAGTTTGCGCCTACTGTCATCTTTCCCGAGGAACGCAAGACGATGGCGTCCTGCGCCACCTGCACTTCGACGCCATGCAATCCGATGCTCGAATTGGATATTGCGGCGCAATGTACCTCGAACGCCGCCTCCAAACCGGCTGGGAGTTTGAGAATCTGTGACACCTCCCACTCTTTCGCCGCGTTCCAATCGGTGTTGAGGCGATTGGCGTGGAATGCGACTAGAAGCATCCTGCCGACCAAGGCGGTGCGGTAATTCACTTTCCAGTTCGTGTTCGGCGCGGAAAGGGTTACGGAAAGCTATTGCAGTGCCATCCAACAGCCGTGCGCCGTGGAGTAAGCGGATTTCGGGTCGCCAAGCATCTGCACCTTCCCATCACGCATGACAAGCAGGCTGAAACCGCAGGACGGGAACGATATGATGCTCTGGTCGGCGAGCGGACGGAACGCTTCTGGGAAGGTCTCATTCGCCGTCGAGTAGTTCTGCTGTCCACTGCCGTCGAACTTGACGTTGCCGTTGATCGTGACGATGCGTCCGACGCGACATAGAGTGAGTCTGCTGTTCGTGTATGGAGGTTTCCATGGCTGGGTTACGGAATCCCACAGCTGGCTCATCGGAGGCAACTGCTTGACGAGCATGACAGGAGTTCCAGCGGTGATGCCACTGATCGGGATACGGGCGATCGGAATCCATACGGTGCCGGAATTGTTCAGGATACTACCCGACGGTACCGTGGGGTCAGCCGCCGCGCCACTGGTGGCGGTGCCCTTCAGCACCGCGAGCGCGATCGTTTCGATGTTGTTCGAGTCTCGCGTGTATTTCACGCAGATTAGGTCGTTGCGGTTCCGTCCTGTGACTCCGCTTTCGATGGTGACGGTTTCCGCCGCGGTGACGCGTGCGTATCGTCCTTCGATCACAAGGTTGAGGACCGGGATGAGCGCTTTGTTTGCTGACTGCATGGTCACGGCGGGGAATTTGCCGTCGCTGCCTTGCAGCAGGTAGTTGCCGTTTCCGACCAGTCCGGCCTGCATGGCTCCTTGGTCGCTGGATGTGATGTGCGGAGCGCCGGCCTTGCCGGTGATGAGATTCATGGTCATGGTCATTCCTTCCTATCTGTTGTGTTGTTGAGGTATGCGGCGTAGGCGGCGTCCTGCGTGGCTGCCAGCGCTTTGAACGTCTGCCAGCATGCGGTACAGACGAGCGCGCCCTGTGCGACTCCGTCGACGGTGGTGTGGGTGATGTCGTGCCAGTCGCTGGAGGTGCGTGGGTCACCGTCGGCGAGGTATGCGGAGGCGTGGCATCGGTCGCAGGTGTATCTGGTGATGTTCGTGGTTCGTGCCATTGATGTTCCTTTCTCTTTCAGGCTGTGCGCTGGTAGATGTGTCCTGGAAGGATGGTGTTGCATTCCTTCCAAGTGCCGCCGTAGGTGGTTCCCGGATTTGTTGTGGCGGTGGTCCAGTAGAGGGAGCCGACCGGGTGGGCGGCGATGAACGCCTGGCTTGCGCTCATGCCCGTCTCGCCCTTGTCGCCCTTCGGTCCGACGAGGCTTGTGTTGGAAACCGGTTTGAACGTCACGTTTTTCCCGGTGGCTGTGATCTGCGCGTACATCAGGTTCTTGCCGCCATTGGTCATGGCGAAGAAGTATTCGCCTACGACCGGGGCACGGTTGAAACCGAGTACCCGCCAGTCAAAATCCGAGCATGCGGACGTCCAGTATCCGGATAGTATGCGTGTGATGATCAAGGCAGGCAACCCGGTCTCGCCGCGTTGGCCGGCCTCTCCTTTCGCTCCGGTGGCCCCGGTCGCGCCAGTGGCGCCGGCAGGGCCCTGCGGTCCTTGCACTCCCTGCTTGCCTTGCGGTCCGGTGTCGCCTTTGGGGCCTTTGACGTTGCCGAGCAGAATCTTCGTCATATGCGCTCCTTACTTTCCGTCATTGATCATGTAGTACAGGTCGCCCGTCGCCGGATCGTAGGAGACGGGAGCCGCCGACGCGGTGGTCGTATCCGCGTACACGGCGTACAGGTCTCCGTTCGGGTCGACCTGCAGTGTGAAGAATCCGGAAGTTGGCGCCGTCACGCCGCTGGCACCCTGCGGTCCTGTCGGTCCCTGTGGGCCCTGCAGTCCCTGCGCACCTTGTATTCCCTGCTTGCCTTGCGGCCCGGTGGGGCCTGTTGCTCCGGTAGGTCCGGCAGGGCCGGTGTCGCCTTTCGGACCTTGCGGGCCGGTAGGGCCTCCTTCTCCGGCGGGTCCGACATCGCCTTTGTCACCCTTGTCGCCCTTCAGCCCTTCAGGACCTTGCGGACCGGGAGGTCCGGCAGCTCCAGTGGCTCCTTTAGGCCCGATCTCGCCGGTATCGCCCTTCACGCCTTGTGGGCCGACGTCACCCTTCGGACCTTGCGGTCCGGCAGGGCCTTGCGCTCCGATGATGGACTGCCTGGAAACCGTCTTCCCTTGGAACTGGCCGCCGGATTGCGAAACGCACTGCCAGATGATGCTGTATTTTCCGCCACCTGACAATGCGGTCGAATATTCATTGACGAGTGGTGTTCGGTTCAACCATTCGCTCACGTTCCCCGTGAAAGTGGATCCCACCGGATATTCGCCGACGAGGGATTTCTTCATCACGAGCGCCGGAAGGCCGACGTCGCCTTTAGCTCCCTGAACGCCCTGCGCTCCTTGCTTGCCTTGCGGGCCGGTGGCCCCGGTATCGCCCTTGTCGCCTTTGGGGCCTTTGATGTTGCCGATCAATAGTCGCGCCATGTGTCACCTTTCCGGGATGTCCACGTACAGGTTCCCGCTCTCGGAGTCCCAGACGAACGAGGGTGGGTTCGTGTTGTCCGGATAGTTCACGTACAGGTCGCCGTCGCCTTCCATGCTGAGCGTGAAGAAGCCGTTCGAGGGGGCGGATACGCCGCTGTCGCCCTTGTCACCCTTCTCCCCTTGCGGGCCCTGGATGCCTTGGGAACCTTGGATGCCTTGTCTGCCCTGGGGTCCGGTCGCTCCCTGTGGACCCGTGGGACCCTGCGGACCTGTGGAACCCGTCGGGCCTTGCGGTCCCGCCGCGCCGATCGCGCCGGCATCACCCTTATCGCCTTTCTCGCCGCGTATCCCCTGCAGTCCCTGCGGGCCTTCGGGACCGGCGACGCCTTGCGGCCCTCGCTCCCCGGTCGCTCCTTTCTCTCCCCGAGGACCGGTGGGTCCGGTCGCTCCGGTGGCCCCCTGTGGTCCTGTGTCGCCCTTGTCGCCCTTCTCCCCTTGCGGACCCTGGTCGCCTTTCGGAAGCCCCAAATTCAAGGTTTTGTCGCTGCCGGCGCCCGTGAGCGACGCGCTTGCCTGTGCGCCGGGGGCGAGCGTGTCCACCGAACCGATTTTCAGGCCGGTGATGTAGTCGCCTTTCGGCTGTTTACCCGACAATGCGTTGTTGAGCGAGTCGATGTCGTTTCTGGTCACGTCGGCGCTGAACGTCCAGGCGTCGAGTTTGAGGCCGGCTCCAGCGTAGTAGGCGTGGCCACCATCCCCGATGGAGGATTCTCCGCTGTTGCCGCCGGCGCTGGCGCCTCCGGATTCGTAGGTGACGGTGAGCACGCCTCCCGAAACCTTGACGATCTTCTTGGAGATCTCGGCAGTGACGACGAGGCCCGTGTTGTTGTCACGGCCCGTGACCAGGTCGCCGACGTCCGCGTCGATGCCGTCGGGAATGTCCACGTCGATGGTGCTGGTGTTCCGAAGTTCCTGGAATTTCTGCCTGCCCTTGTCCTCGAGCTCGTCGGCTTCGGCGTTGGACAACTCGTATGTGGCGGTGCGTTCGTCAAGGCCTTTGAGTGTCTGCGTGTGGCTGAACGTGCCGTTCGCGTCGGCGTACCAGTGGATGACGGTACGGTCCTTGAGTTCGCCCTTGCCCAGGCAGATGAGATGGTTGATAGGGTGCGCCGCCTGTTTGGCGGTGAAGTCGATGAGGTCCGAGTCGATGCTGTCGCCGATCGTGCGGACGGGCATGGCGCTCATGGCCACCTTGTCGCCGTCATTACGCAACCGGAGTTTGAGTCCGCTTGCCCTGAGCATCTTGACCAGACCGCTGTACAGGTCCACGTACCGGTCGAACTGGCAGGTGGTCTTGTGGTCGGCGCTTTCGTCGGTGACGGTGAACAGGCCTTGCAGTCCCGCACGGCTGACGAGCGTGCGCATGATGACGGGAATCGTGCCGGACAGGGTGAGGTAATCGTTGTTCCTGTCCGGTTCGATGATCTTCGAGGCGAGCACTCCATGCCAGTCGCGGCCATGCCATGTGACGGTGGACAGGCCTCCGTCCACGTCGACATCCGTGTCGTCGATGATGCCGCCGTACTCGGTGCCGTCGATCATGATGCGGCTCCCCGCCTTGAGCGCGGCGTCTTCGACCTGCAGGTCGAAGTCGTTCTCCCCGCTACCGAACGCGAGGTCGAGCGTGTATGAGGCGTGGCTCGCCACGGGTTTGCCTGTGGCGTCGGTGACGATCAGGTCCATGGCGGTTCGCTCCTTTCCTCGCAGACCGTCAAGTCGAATTGGAATCCTCCCGGCCAGCTGATCGGCTGTGTTCCGGGCGCGAGCGGTTGGAACACGTACCGGCCGGAATCCTTGCCCGACCCTCGCACGGCCTGCGCGAAGCAGTTTGTGGCGAGACCTGTGCCGCTGACCATGGTGACGGTCCTGACATCGCCGGTGCCGTCGATTTCCAGACGCGAGCCGGATGGCACGGTCACGTCGACCTCGTACCGGTTGTTTCCGATGATGACGTACGGTTGCGCGCATGGTCCGAATATCGTGAGCTTGACCGGCTGCGGGATGGACGTGTCGTTGACGATCTCCGCGCCCAATGCCATGCCGGCGAAATCATGCGGATAATCATGCGGATAGTCCAGGTCGGAGGTTCCGGAATCGTATCGCGGCGTGAAATGCGTCATGGTCGGACGGCGCCACACGCCATCGGCCAGCACGATGGTCAACTGCGTCTCGACCATCGTGGGCGTGATGGACTGCGGCTCGCTTTTCGTGATCCACGCTCCGGCTTTCCATTCGCCGTCGGCCACGAGCGTGCCCGGGTTCCCGGATGCCATGTCGGCGTCCGCGAGGCGGCGCAGTAGGTCGAGCGTGGCTGGAGAATCGTGGATCTTCACGGTGACTGTCGCCTCGCGTGCCTTGCGGGTGATGCCCGTCATGCCACGTGAGGCGAGGCTGTAGTCCCAGACGCGGGCGCGCAGTCCCGTGAGCGTCTCGCCGTACAGCGGCCCCTCGAAGCCGATGCGCTCATCTGTGGCCGCGCACACGTATTCAAGCGATTGCACTTCTCACCTTCCTTGCGAAGTCGCGGTCGCCGATCGTCGGCGTGTATCGGGCGATGATCGATCCGAGGTCGTCGTGCAGCGATTCGACGGCCGCGATGAGTTCCCGCAGATCGCCGTCGCCGGCATTGGCGCCGGTGCCGGCCGTGACGTTCAGCCTGCCGGTCTTCGACCAGTCCGCGTCGGAGAGGCTCATCGTGGAGACGAGCGAATCCATGGAACGGCTGACCACATGCGCGGAATCGTCGATGCCCAACGCCATGCCACGTCCGACCATCACGCCGACCTCGTCGCGGAACACACGCGACGGGGAATGGATGCCCAAAGCGTTCTTGGCCTTGTCCACCAAGCCCGACAACGCGTTGGTGATGCTGGAATACAACGAGCCGACCATTCCTGTGATGCCGTTGATCAATCCCTGGATGATGTTGCGTCCCGCGCTGACGAGCCAGCTTCCCGCGCCGGACACCGCGCTCCGGACGGTTCCGCCGATCCCGCTCACGACGCTCCCGACACGGCCAACCATGTTGCTTACGGTGCCGACGATGCCGCCCCAGACGCTCGACACAATGCTTCCGACGCCGTTCCACAACGCGGCCCACACGCTTCGGATGGTCGAGCATGCGGCGGATACCACTCCGCTGACCATGCCGATGCCAGCGGAGACGACGCCTTGGATGCCGCCCCACACTGCCGACACGATGCCCTGGATGGCCGACCACGCGGCGCTCCAGTTCCCGTTGACGACCGCGAGCGCCAGTTGGATGATGCCTTGGATGACGGCGAGTGCGGTGCTGATGACTGTGGTGACGATGGTCCATGCGCCTTGTACGACGGTGGATATGGTGTTCCATAGTCCGTTCCAGACCGTGCTGATGATGGTGGCGGCGGTTTGGAAGATGGTTTGGATGTTCTGTATTCCGGCTTGCAGGAGTGGTGTGATGGTGGTGATGAATGTTTGGATGCCGGTGATGATCGCGGTGAGTGCGGTCATGATGATGGGGCCGATTGCGTTCCAGACGTTTTGGAGGACGGTGGTGATGAGTGTCCATCCGGTTTGCCAGATTTGTTGGATTTGGCTCATGGTCTGGGTGATGAATATGGCGATGGTTTGCAGGATTGGTTGGCATGCGGTGCTGATCTGGTTCCAGATTCCCATGAACCATGTGGCGAAGCTGTTCCAGAGTCGTTTGCCCGTTTCGGTTTGGGTGAAGAACCATGTCAGTGCGGCCACGACCGCGCCGATGGCTACGACAAGCATGCCGATCGGATTCGCATCCAAGGCAGCGCTGAATGCCAATTGCACGGCGGTAGCAGCCTTGGTCACCGCGCTCCACGCCGATTGAGCTGCCTTGACAATATTGAACGAGCCGGCGAGTTGCTTCAGTGCTCCAGCCGCGCTTCCCGCGTCGGAGATCTTGCCAATCAAATCGAACGTGGCCGTAGCGGTCTTCTCCACGCCGGAGGCGGTCGCGGAGATGGCCTTCAGTCCACCGGAAACTGTCTTCAGCCCGGCCGAGACGATATCCCAGCCTTTGACCGCGAGCAATGCAATGGTGATGGCTTTCAACGCGCCGGATACCAGTGCGCCGTTCTGCTGCGCCCACTGTCCGACCGACTGCAGCCAGCCTCCCACCGTCATGAGCACGCCGGTCAAAGTGTTCAACAGTCCGGCGAAGCTCTGCGCCGCGGAACTGGCGGTGCGCGCGCTGTCGTTGAAGCCGAAGGCCTGCGAGACCGCGGCCGCCAATCCGGAAACCAGCGAGCCCAATCCGGAGATGACGCCGGTCAGGCTTTCAAGGAACGGCTGCAACGCGCCCGTCTCGATGAACGTGTTGACGAACGTCTTCGCCCATCCCGCCGCGTTCGACAACGCCTGCGCGACCGAAGCGACCACTCCCGCGAGCGCGCCGGCGGTTGTGGAGAACATTGTGGCGGCTTCGCCGCCATTGTTGAGTCCGCCTATGAGTGATGTGATTGCGTTCCAGAGGCCAGTGAGTTGGCTTTTGAGGCTGGCCGTCGCCGAGGCGAGCATCTGGAAGCCGGGGATGTTGGCTAGTGTGTCGCTGAGGTTTTTGAGTTTCGCCTGTGTGGCGGGTATCGCGTTCTCGAGGCCTTGTTGGAGTGCCGCTCCGACTTTTTGCAGGGTTGGTGTGACGGCTGCGGTGAATGTGTCGATGAGTGGGATGGCTTGGTTGAACAGGCCGCGTAAGCCGTCGAGGACTGGTGTGGCGGCTGTTTCTCCGAGTCGGCTCAACGCGGCTTTCACGTTGGCCAGGGCGCCGGTGAATGTGGTGCCTGCGGATAGTGCGGCTCCGCCTAGGCCTTCCTGCATGGCGTCGGCGAAGGTTTGGAAGTCGATTTTGCCGTCCGAGACCATGTCGGACACTTCGGCGCTGGTCTTGTTCAGATGCTTGCCGAGCATTTGGAGGACTGGGATGCCGCTCGACATGAGCTGGAGCATGTCGTCGCCCTGGAGTTTGCCTCGGGCGGCGACGGAACCGAAGATCATGCCGATGTCGGTGAGGCTTCTGCCGCTGATCTGCGCGGTGTCGGCCACGGTCTTGAGGACCTTGGTGAGCTGGTCGCCTTCCTTGATGCCGGACGCTGACAGGCTGGCCGCGACGGTGGCGGCGTCACCCAGTCCGAAAGCTGTGCCCTTGACGGAGGCGAGCGCGTCGTTCATGATTTCGGTGACGCTCGCGCTGTCGTGGCCGAGGCCTTTGAGTTTGGCTTGCGCGTTCTCGATGTTGAGGGCGCGGGTGAAGCCGCCTTTGGCGGCCAATGCGGTGATGCCGCCGGCGAGGGTGGCGATCGCGCCTGTGCCGACCTTGCCGATTTTGCCGAATGCTCCGCCGATTTTCGAGATGAGGGTGTTGGAGCTTTTCTTGGAGGCTTTGTTGACGGCGTCGCCGATGTCGCCTTCGATGCTTTTGCCGAATCCTTTGCCGGATGGTTCGACGTGGACGTATGCGACGCCTATGTCCTGTGCTGCCATCGTGTTTCCTTATTCGTAGGTTGGGATTCCGATGGCGGTCGGAGTCAGAGGTCGTCGTTGATGTGGAAGTAGGCTTTGAGCCGTTCCCTGTCCTCGCGTTGACGGCGGGTGAGGTTGTGCGTCGGGGTTGGTGGGCGGAGCGGGTCGTGCTCGTGGTCGAACCATGGGCGTTTGCGTTGTCCGGACAGCGTCCAGACCGCCTGTTCGGCTCCGTCGGGCGCGTAGACGGCGTTCTGCAACGCCATCCACGAGTGGCTCGTATGGTCTTTGAGGATTTCGCGGGTCAACGCCCAGGCGAGTCCCCAATCGACTCGTGGACGTTGGCCTTCAACCCATTCCCGGAAGCGTACGGGCCTGTAGATCTGCCCGTACGCTCGGATCCAGTCGTAGGCTAGTGCCGCGCGATTGTTGTTCCAGAGGTGGGCGAGGTAAACGCTTTTGGGTCCAGTCCGGATTCCTCGGCCCACGCCTTGATGGTCGCGGTGAGGTAGGCCATCGGACGTTTGGTCTTGCGCAGCACGTTCCAGAAGTTCGGCTGCATCGTCTGGAAGTAGGCGAGGAACGTGCTCACGCAGGCCGTGGTTTCCTCGTCGGAGAGCATTGGCTTGCTTTTGACCAGGAGGATGGCCTGGACGAGTTCGATGGGCAGTTCCGCGTTGTTGAGGTTCGGCAGGTCGAGTTTGACGCCGGCGACCTCGAGGTGCACGTCGGGTTTGAGCTCTTCCGCTTCGGTCAGGTCTGCGTCCACGACATGGTATTCTTTGTCGCTCATGTTGGCTCCGTTCTAATGGTTGGCGGTTGAATGGGTGTCCCGTGCGGCCGACCGCCATCGGCCGCACGGGAAGAATCAATGGGCTACTTGGCGTCTTCGGTGACGAGGCCCCATGCGTGGAACTGTTCGCCGTTGGTGCCCTTGAGCATCTTGAACGTCATGCTGAAGTTCATGATCTCGCTGGATTTCAGGCTCACGTCGTCACGGTCGCTCACCTTCGCGTTGGTGCCGTACAGGAGGAACGGACGGTCCTGCTGGTCGAGCGCGACTAGCACGAGGATCCACTCCTTCTTCAATCCGGCGCCCTTGATGCTGATGCCGCCGTCCGTTTCGATGTCCACGTCGAAGTAGGCCGACACCACATCCTTGCGGCCCTCCATGGCGGCGAGCTGCAGGGTCCAGTAGCCCGGATCCGTGTCGGACAGCACGATGTCGCCGTTGTGGGCCTTGTAGTCGGTGCTGTCGCCCGGTTCCGGATGCAGTACGGCGCCGTCCTCCGTGGAGTAGCCGATCGGCTTCTTGCTTGCCGGCGGGGTCCAGGCCACTCCGGTCGGAGCCACGAACGTGCTGTCGCCCTTGGGGAACAGGAACAGCGCGTAGTTCTTGATCAGGCGCACGTTGCCTGCGGTGTTGCCGCTGGACACGTACCCGTAGTCGGTCGCGCCCTGCGCGGCGACGGTGGTTTTTTCGTTGTTGTCAGACATTCGTCTGCACCTTTCCGTTCTTCGCGTGTGGCGGCACGTTGTCTTTGGTTGTGTTTCAGTTGACGGTGACCTCGAGCAGGAGCACGCCGTACGCGCACACCAGTCTCTTGTCCTCGTCCGTCATGCGTACCGGCCCGGATTCGAGTGACGCATCGATGAGCGGCGCGACGTTTCCAAGCCCGATGATCTCCCTCGCGATGGCCGCCCACAGGCGTGCGGCCTTGTCCCAGTCGCCCGTATGGTCCTCTCTCATGCATCGCACGCTCAGCCGCAGCCGCACGTATTGCGAGATTGGGGTGCTCATGCCTTGCATGGAGTCGGCCAGCGTGGCTTCGGTGAAGGGAGGTTCGAGGTCGCTTCGTTCGATGGTGTCGAACGTCACGTCCGGGAACAGTGTCCTCAGTTTGGGCAGGAGCAGGGGTTCCGTGCGCCGGGGAGTGACCGGGATGCTCATACGCGCATCCTTCCGAGCGTGTCCTCTAGCGCGCCGTGCGCCTTCTCCACCGGTGCCGGGCAGAGGATGGCCACGCCGCTGCGGTTCGCGCCGTCATGGTCGCGGACCATGCACCGGCTGTCGGTGACTGCCTCGTGGGCGGCTTCCCGCATGCGGTCCTGCAGGGTCTCGTTCTTCAGTACCTGCTGGCTGAACGCCTTGCGGTTGAATACGAATCTGCATCGTTTGGCCATGCTTATCCTTCCCGTTCGCCCACGGTGATGACGTCGCCGATGTGGCGTCCGTGGAGGTTGTTCCACACTTGCGGTTTTCCTTTGACGGGCAGGAGGATGCCTCTGACTTTGATCAGGTCGGTGGCTTGGATGCCGGTCGGTTGGTTTCCGCGGATGTGGATCGTGTATTCGGTGGTCTGCGGGCTGGCGTTCTCCTCGGTCTGGTCGGTGGTGGAGGTTGGCGCGACCATCGCCTGGAACGTGCCGACGCGGGCGGGTTTGCCCTGGATGGGGTTGCCGTCCGTGTCGGTGGTGGACTGGCCGCGCCACACTTCGATGGTTTCCACTAGGACGTCTCCCCTGTTGCCATGTCGACGCTGAACGCGCGCTGAGCGTTGATGCCAAGGATGCGTTTCTCGTCGTCGCGCAGCCAGAGATCGCCGGTGGGCGCTCCGAAACTGTATTGTTCGCTGAAGCTGCCGGTGGTCTGGTTCATCTGCGTGATGCCGCCGGGAATGTCGTACGGGTCGGCCTGCATGATTCTGCGGACGATGTCGCAGGTGATCTTCGTCAGCAGGCGTGGCCGTTCTTCGCGGAGCCGCTGCCAGATGGGCGAGCGTTCCTTGATGTAGTCGGTCACGTCCGCGAGATGCGTGTCGGCTTTCTGACGTTCCTCGTCGGTGAGCTTGTGCCATCTCCGTTCGAGGTCGTCGGAGGTGGCGAACATGTCCGGTTCGTCCGTCATGTCGGACTCCGTCAGGCGGTGAGCAGGACGAAGCGGTTGATGTCGCGGATACGGAACCCGACTTCGATTTCGATTCGGACGGCGAACATGTTGTGCTCCCACAGGTTTACCTGCTTGCCGTCGATGGTGATGGACGCCTGGTCGGAGATGCTGGTCTGCATTCCTTCGACGGAGCCCCATGCGGCGGAGGAGAATTCTCCGCACACGCCGAGGATCTCTGCCTTGGCCGGTCCCGGTGTCTCGCTCACGGCAGGCACGTGCACGCCCTTGCTGATGTAGGTGCGGTTGCCGAGCACAGTACTTACGTCGGAGGCGGCGGTGCCGTTGAGGAACAGGGGGCGTCCGTTGTTGTCGGTCGCCTGACGGAGCACACTGCGACCCTGGGTGCTCAACGCCCAACCGTCCACGGTTCCATCCGCTTCGGACACGAGGTCGTCGGCTTTGTTCAGGTTCTTCCACACGTCCTTGCCGATGCTGACGGTCTGCGCGCTCTTCAGGGTGTCGAAGTCCGCTCCCGGAGCGTCGACGAGGCCCATGATGGTCTTGTCGAATGTGCGGGCGATGGCACCTGGCCCCTTCGCGACGACTTGGTCGTAGAGAGCGCCGAAGTCTCGGCGGAACTGGTTGGAGAACGGCATGATGACCGCGATGGTGTACGGCAGCATGTCCTTCTTGCCGAAGGTGACGCCGCTCTTCGGCTTCTCGGCGCCCTCGTTGACCCATGCGGCCTCCGGGTCGCCGATGATGATCGGCACGCGAGCGCCGTTGCCGGGCAGTTTCATCTCCGGCACGAGCTGCATGAACGCGCTCTGGTATTTTGCGGTCTGCCAGATCTCCGCCTGGGTTTCAGGGGTGAGGTCTAGACCGTTGCTTTTTCGGGTCATGGACGGATCTGTCATGATTTGTCCTTTCAAATGAATGTTGTTTGCTGGTTGGCTCACAGGAGCGTGTTGCTCATGGCGTTGACGAAGTCCTCGCGGCTGGAATGTTTAGTCTTGGCCTGTCCGGTGCGGGCGCTCTGGTCCGCGACCGTTCCTCGGGAACGCATGTCGGCGAACACCTTCATGAGTTTCTCGGCGTATTCGCCGATCTGCTTCTCGTCGTCGCCCGCGAGGACGCTCGGGTCGGTGATGCCGTGTTTGGCCGCGACGTTGGCGCGTATCGTGGAGAGCTCCTTCTCGTGTTCGGCCTGTTTGGCTTCGCTTTTGAGCTTCTCGTTCTCCTCGAGCGCCTTGGAGAGCTTCGATTCGAGGTCGGCTGTCTGTCCGGCCTTCTCCTTGAGCTCCTCGTAGTCGCTTTTCCTGCCGCGTTCCCTGCCGAGACGCTCGTTGATTATGCGGTCGACTTCCTCCTGGGTGAAGGTCCTCGGCTTCGCGTTGTTCACGTCCTTTGGGGCCGGAGTGCGCTGTTCCGGCTCCTGTTGGCCGCCTGCGCCGGTCTGGTTTTCTTCTGCCATGGTTGGTGGCTCCTTTGCTTGTTCTTGGTTTCCACGCCTGACGCCGGCGAGTTGACGGCCATTCTTGTTGGTTTCGCGCATGGCTGCGCCCCGCCCCATCGCTGGGGTGTGAAAGGTAAAAGAAAAGCCATCACGTTTCGACGTGATGGCTTTCTGGGATTCAGAGATTTCCCAGCGCTTTTCTTCGCGCGTATTCGGACCGCAGCTCGTCGGTCGACACATAGTCGCCGACGGACCAGCGCTTCTTTCCTTCGTTCCTGACCCATTCATATTCGGACGGCGGCATGGAGATATCGCCATACTTGCGTTTGATTTCCGCAAGATGGCGCTCATCGGTGACTTCCTTCAAATCACCGGGCATAAACGTGAAACGGTCGGAACGATCCATAGGCTCAATCATAGCAGTCTCAGATAAACGATCGGTCTGCCGTCGGATGCTCCAAGCCCTTCGAAACGAAGAGCCCTTCCTCTCGGCAGAAGAATTTCGTATTCTCCCGGATGCTGAGTGATCGGCTCCACATACACGCCGGCGCTTCCCGGCGATACCAGGATTCTTGTGGCGATGCGGTCTTCCCCATCAACGTCAATGCCTCCCTCCTTGATGCTGGTGGCCATGTAGCCGATGTGTTCGAAGGTGCGACCGGTATTCAAATCGAAAAGCGACTCCATGTCGTTGACGTGGAACGTCGACAACCGCATCTGCCTGTCGACCGTGAAACGTTCTCGGGTGATATGGTCGGATATCGCTTCGTCGATGCATTCGACCTGATGGATGACGTCTTTCGACGGGTTTCGTCCGCCGAACAGGTAGCCGTTGATACTTTTGTAGCTGTCTCCGGTCCAATCCATCAAGGCCGCGATCTTCTCGTCGTTGGAGAATCTATCTCCAGGCATCCTGACGCTATAATCCGACAATCTCGATAGTTCGGAAGCACTGATTGGAATCGATTTGCCGCTCCATCGAATCGTCGGTTGGGCAGTCACACCATCATTGACCTCATCGTGATAGATGCGTCTCAATTGGGCTAGCGTGTCACGCCAGTCGCCGTCATCGCCGGCCGCAGCCTTGGCTGCCTGGTACATTTCACGATACTTGTCCGGATCGTATCCTTTGAGTTTGCTGCTGCCCCAGCTTGGCACGATGTCGCAGTCGCAGTCCGTATGGTATTGCATCTGCCGTCCGGCGGTGTCCTCGCTCAGGTAGGCGAAGCCACGCGAGGCGAGCATAAGGCAGAACGCGCATGTCTTAGCCCCTCGCGGCACACGCGCCCAGCGAGGCTTGGTGGGATCGTTGGCCACAGCCCTCTGCATGGTCAGCCGCCCGACGGTCTGAATCAGATTCTGCACGTATTCCAGCGCCTGCTCCTCGTCAGCGAACGTGGGCCACAGGTCGTCGATGGTTCTTCCGGCGTTGTTGTGAACGGCTCCGTTTTCATCTGGAATGACATCCTTGTAGTGCAATCCCATGAAGTCAGTGTTGTTGAAACCGCCTTCCATCTGCCAGACCGCGCGGTCGGCGGTGATGGAAGGCGGCTCGTATTCCGGCATATCGATTCCGCCGTACTGCGCCCACAGGTCGCGTACGTGGCCGTAGTAGTCGGATGCGAGCCTGCTGGCGGCGTCGGCATACCGGTTGATCTCCGCTTTGATGAGCTCCTGGCTTTCACCGTCCCAGACGAGGCCCGAGACACTGTTGCCGGCCTCCTTCTGCAGGCGGCTCATGGTGTCCGTGTAATCCTCGTACAAATCATTGAGGTCGAGTTCAAGCCTTCTGCGTCGTTCCGGCGGCAGGTTCAGACTGTTCGGGCTCATTCATACCGCCTTCCCTCGCCGCCGTATCGGTCTGCTGCTCCGTCTGTTGGCGCATGCCTCGAATCTGATCGAGTACCTGACCGGCCTGGGCCTTGCGCTGGTCGGCCTTCAGCCGGACGATCTCGCTTCGGCTCAATCCGGCGCGTGTCATGCCGACCTCGCTGTTGGCGAACGAGTCGATGCTTCCAGCGAGCTTGCTGAATGCGTCGGCGCTCATGGAGCTCGACGGCGTGTTCGGGTTCTTCCAGTCGACCTGCAGTTTCATCAGCTCCTCGTCGGGCACGGATGGATCCTGCATCCGTGCCACAAGACGGGCTGCCTGCAGGATCGATTCACCGAAATCCCGGTCGCAATGGCGCGCCTCGATAATCAGGTCCTCGCGCTGCGCCTCGGTCGCGTCGGCGGATGTCGGATTCGCGTCGGACACGATGCCGAGCGAGCTGGCGGGAATGTTCATCGCGCTGGCGAACATCGCCGCCCAACTTTTCAGCATCGTCAAGTGCGGGTCCATGCTGGACGCGGCCAGTTGCGTCACGGTCGGTGACTGCCCGTCGATGTCCTTGCTGATCATGTTGTAGCGACCCATATAAAGCTTTAACGCGTCGTCCGTGCCCAACGAGGCGAGTTCTTCGGAAGTGCCTGTCAGCAGGATTTTTGGGAAAGCGTAAAATTCGGCATTCGCTTCGGCGCGCACGATGGTGCGGTTCGCACCGTCGATGATGGCCATAGCGTCCCGGCTGATGCGGGAGCGTCCGAACGGTTTGACCTCGGTAGCCTTGTAGGCGAGGCGGAACACACTGCACTCGTTGTCGATGGTGGGTTGCTCATCGTCCACGCGCCACCAGTAGCCGAGACGGCGCTGCACGCTGATGTTGCGGTCGGGCATGTAGAGCACGAGTCCGGTGGCCTCATTGTTGTCGTCAACGTCGGTGATGGCCATGCACGCCCTGACCCGCCGGTTAGGGTAATCCCAGACGGCGGCCGAGCTTTCCGCGGTATGCGTGCGGATGAGCGGTCTTCCTTCGAAGTCCTGGACAACGCTGAGGAACGAACAGCCGTGAATGAGCGCAGTCTGGATGGCCTGCTGCAGAACGCTAGTGAATCCGATGCGGCTCATGAAGTCCTGTAGTTGGAACGGATCATCGACACCTGGCGAGACGAATCCCTCGAATACGCAAAGCTCGGCGAGCATGTCCACCGCCTTGCGTGCCCATCCCAATGGCGTGTAGTGGTCCTTGATGGACTGTGGAACCGTGAGACCGAAGTCGACCAGCGGCTCTTTCGATTCGTAGTATGCGGTGAGTTTCCGATTGCGGCTCGCATGACGTGTCCACACTTCGGCGAGCTCTGCGAGCAGTTCGTTCTCTTGGTTTGTAAGCCCGTCGATGCTGGCGGGCACAACCAGTTTCGTCAGCGCCACCGATCCTCCGGACGGCCGCCAGCTATCCGGAACGTTTGTCATCTGGATGTCGCCCATTTAGATTCCTCCGATGGTCTGTCGTCTTCCGGGATGTCGTTTTGTCGTGCACGCCCCGTACAGGGCGATCGTGGTTGATACGAGCGGCGTTATGTCGATATCCGAGCCGAGCTTGTTCCATGCGATCGCGCCGGACTGTCCCAATGGACGCGTGGTCGCGCCCTTGACGGCTGCGGCCAGCTGCGGCTGGTATTCGTCCGGCGGGTGCTTGAGCGTTCCGGCTTTGAGCATGTCGAGGAATCGGCCGCATGCGCGGCCCATCTCCTGCATGTTCGTCACGGTGACCTTCACGTGCGCGGCCTTCAGTTCGGGCAGCAGGCTCATTGCCGGGGACTGCGCGTCGATGACCACGCTGGCGGTCTTCGGCCAACGTTCGGCGAGCCAGTCCACGGCCCACATGGTGCCAGCCTGCCGCGCGTCCTTGATGTTCGCCATCTGGATGACGGCCGACCCGTCCTCGTACCGCAATGCGGCGCCGATGGTCAGCACGCTCCTGTCGGGCGGCATGTCGATGCCGAAGCTCACCGTGCCGCCGTCGGGCACGTCGTCGGTTTCGGCGGCCTTCCACAGGTCGGGGCTGATGGCGTACGCGGTGGCGGTTTCGTCCCAGATGCCGAGTGCCTCACGGCGGAACGAATCCTCGGCGAGGAGATTGCGCATGCGCAATATCGCCTGTTCGCTGGTGCGGCGAGGATAAGACGGGTTCGCTTTCGCCCACGCGGTCCGGTCGTCCAGATCGCAGTCGCGGTCTGCCCCGAGCTCCACGTAGAGCATGTCGTCCGAATTGCCCGCCAACGCGGTCGAACGTTTCTCCTCGAACGCCTCGCACTGGTCTCCCGGCTTCGGCGGGTTGCCCATGAACACGATCAACGGGTTCGGGCTCGTGTTCACGATCGGAATCAGATTGTCCAACGCCTTGATGGTGAGTATCTGAGCCTCGTCGAACACCTCGATGTCCGCCGAATGCAGGCCACGGCCGAAACCGTTCTCACGCGCGCCGAACATGATGCGGCTCCCATTGGTGAAACGGATCTCCTGCTGGCCGTTCGCTCGACGCACGTTCCGCACGTACCTGGACAGTTTCGGATTATGCGTCAGGTCGCACATGTCGGCGAACGTCTCGTCGGAGGTGCGCGTGTGGTGCGCGGTCCAGATGACCAGTGTTCCGGCACGTCCGGCGCACAGGATGAATATCGCCGTGCCGACCGTGAACGTCTTGCCGATCTGCCTGCAGCTGGACAGGACCGCCCCTCCGGATCCGCATGCGTACTTGCCGTCGGCACGTTTGGCGAACAGGAGGTATAGGAAACCTTTCTGCCAGAGGTCGTAGTGGATTCCGGCCTTGACCGCCGCATTGTTGATCAGTTTGAAATCGCTTGACGTGACGTCTTCCGGCTTCACGAGCCGTTGGGCGATCTCAGACAATCGACGCTCCGACATCCTCCGCCACCTCCGTCACGTCATCGTTCACATCGAACAGGCTGCCGGAATCCTCGGCCATGCGCATCCGTTCGTCGAATTCGGCGAGCTTGCTACTAATCGACGGCAACGCGTTGGCCGGCGTGGACGGATCATGCAACGCCTCGCGCAGTCTGCCGACGATTTCACGGAGCGTGTCCTCGTGGGAGCCGTCCATCATCCGTTCGAAGTTCTGTTTGTCGAGTTCCGGTTCAGGCTTCCGTTTCGTTTTCGTCGGCTTGGATACGGGCCTATCCGCTTCCGTTTGCGTAGCCCGGTTCTTTTTCCGACGATAATCGGCTTTCTGACGGCAGGATTTGGAGCAGTACCGTTGCGGCCGCCCGTGGCCGGACGGTTGGAATTCCTTGCCGCAGAGTTCGCACTTCATCGGCGCTTCCTTCACTTTCCGACCTTTCGTTGTTTCCCCTGTTTCCGACGTTTGATTTCCGGGAGAGATATCGGCACTGCACCCGAGGCTACCCCAAGGGGGTATGACCGGGTACCCTGCCCTGGTATCGGGTCAGATGCCGAACGTTTTGAACGGCATCGAGCTTGATTTCACTTCCTGTCTGCCAGCCAGCAGCGCTCGTGCGTGTTCGTCTGTCTTGTCGCTCTTCATCCTGTTGCAGATGCGGTGCGTGAGCCTGCAGTTAGTGAAGCTGTATGGATCACCGCCGCGTGAGACCGGTATGAGCTCATCCACCTCAGCGCTCATCGGATGTGGTGTCTGCAATGTCTTGTCAACTGGCTTGCCGCAGATGGCGCACACATCGTATGCGGCCAGCACTCTTTGCCTGAGCATGCGCCGCCGGTATCCGTTGCTGACCCGCTCGTTGCGTCGCTTGCTCATGGTCATTCCTTCGTATGAAGTCCTAGCATGGCCGACCACGTGTCGACTAGGGATCCCGTCATCTGCAGATATCCCCTCCCGAGGCTATTCATGGAGCGCCTTCGGCGGGAGTCGAACCCGCGCATACACGCGGCCGCAAGGAAGAGGATCCGAAGATCTGCGACCGGTGCGATCTGCCACTGATTCCTACGAAGGCACGGACAGGCGGTTTGAGCATCACCGCATCACGTAAGCGCGGGATTGGCTTGCCTGCCGCTGTTGATGTATGCCCACTCTGACGTGGAGCGGGCGAAGCGTATCCGATATGCCGTTCGGACAGAACGGTGTTACGCAACCCAAGGAGTTAGGAGAATCCAAGGTGGATATGAGAAAAGGGTTCAAACCGCATGTCTTCGGTTTGAACCCTCTAATCCACTGACAATTATGCCTTGCACTTCGAGAAACGTCAAATCGAGTCGCGTCGGGAAAGCTGCCTGTGCACGTCGGCGAGACGGTAGAGCGGCTGTCCCTTCCCGTTCTTGCCAGCTGGTTGGATCCTGCCACGACTGCGCCACGAGTAGATCGTGTTCACGCCGCATTGGAACCCGCATTCGCGCAGGAGTTCGGCGCATTCCCCTGCCGTGAACGCTTTGCCGGATGCGATGCACTCTTTCAGGAAGCCGAGCCGCACGTCCACCACGCGGTAAGTGCCGCCGCATACGGGGCAGGTGACCTCGACCGCGTCGATGGGCGCCGACAGTTCGACACCGCACAATGGGTTCGGGCATCTTCCGATGCCGTGCTTGGAGGGCGGCACGTCGATGATGTCCAGCGTCTTTCGAACCATCGACTCCCACTCATGGTAGAAGTCGGCGATGTCAGGCATGCGGCGCAGTCGAGGACTGCCGGCGCAGACACGCAGCATGTCCACCAGCGGCGGATGCACGCCACAGGTAGCCCAAGGCATGGCGGGCGGAGCATACAACCGGCGCCAGAGTGCGATCGCGGCATCCTCGATGGCCTGCATGTGGTCGAGCACCGGCAATCGGATTGGCGTCGGCGCGGCTGGAAGGTTGACGCGTCCAGGCTGGCGGCCTCCGTAATGCGCGGTCGAGTCCAGGAACTCATGCAGCGAATCCAACCATGCTGGATATTCCCGCAGCCAGCCGCGCAGCAGCCCATCGCATCTCGCGCACATGGTGTCGCCGACAGCGCATCCTCCGCCGCAGACGAGGCACACACCGGCGAGCGCTGGTGTTGTTTGGCTGGTGTTTGTTGTGGTGTTGGTGGTGGTTGGTTGGGATTCGTTGGTCGGTTCGTACATTTGTTCGATTCCCTCCGGCGTGATAGTCTGGTTTGTGGTAATGCCAGAGCCCGGCCGGAAGGTCGGGTTCTTTGTTTATTCGGTGGCGGAGTCCTGTTCTTCAAGGTCGACGTGTTCGAGCTTGGCTCTATGGCGGAGCAGAACGGCGTATTCATCCATGACGTCAAGCTGCCTGCTCAACAGAGTGATCGGGCAGGTAGGCTCGAAGTCAAGCGTGCCATCCGCATACCGCTGCAGCATGTCCCTGAGCCCGCCGGCACGAGCGGCCAACTCACGGTACTCGACACGCATGCGGTCCTGGTAGCCGGAGGCCTTGGCGCTCGCGGGTTCCGCTTGGTCGGCGGCGGCGAGCACTTCGATGGCTTGACGCAGGTATCCGTCGCGGATCCATTCGGATGCGTTCCGCCATTCCTCATGGATGATTTCGGTGGAGTCCTTGCGGAGCGCCCATTTGAGCCCGAACAGACGTTCGGCTACGGCTTCGGTGCGCGCGTCGATCGGCGGCAGTGGCGGGTCTAGTGTTTCCTCACTCATTTCGTTTCCTTCCTCTTTTGATTGTGCATGGTCTTCCAGGTCTTGTGTCGCAGCAGCCACACCACCCATTCGGGCAGTTCGGTCCAGATGGTCAGATGTGAGGACGCGGCGTATAGCTTCCACCACCTGCCGCAGATGACGCAATGCTCTATCCTGCGCAGGCTGTCCTCGCATTGCGCCGGACCTATGCCATTGCTCGCGCAAATGAATATCCCGACCGCGCTACGGCACGCATGCGGCGAGCGCCGTTTGTTACGACTGATGCCGTGCATCATTCCGCCTCCTTACCGAGGATGTAGACGAGCGTCGGCGGCAGTGACGGTTCGAAGCATGTGTTCGGCGGTACCTTGTACTCGCCTTTCCAATTGAGTCCAGGCAGCACGTCGGTCCGCACCACACTCCACCCCTCGGAAAGCAGGCTTTCGAGCGTTCCGGCGTTGTTCAGCGTGAGCGTCCATGCGTCCCTGTCGGTCGTGTATGTGAGCGGCACTACCTTAAATTTCCAACTCACTGCTCCGTCTCCTTCTGCTCGTCCAGCCACCTTTCGAACAGCCGGTACATGTCCAACGAAATGGCCCTCACCGGCTGGAACTTCATCCGCCACATGCAGCCGGCACACACCTCCGAAGCGGTCTTCGCCTGATCCATATAGGCAAGATGCACGGCATAGACCGGACTGGACACCCGCCTGCCACACAAATCGCACGTGTGCATATCCTGCGTGACCAACTCATCACGCTGAGGCAGAAACGGGTTCAGCGCGTCCCGCTCATCCATGGCATCGGCGAGCGCCTCCCGAATCTTGTCCCTGGCATTGAGATAGGCGTGGTATCGAATCGATGCACTTTCCTCAAGGGGTCTATTGCCATAACGCTGTCCGGCGCTCGCCGCCTCGTATTCATTGGCGATGAGTTTGTTGAGCACGTCGATGGCGATGTCTGCGTCGCTGTTTCTCATTGCTGTTCCTTTTCCTTGTCGTGTTCCGCCGACCATCTGAGCAGGGCGTTGACGGCGATTTCGCACGCCTGCCGTTCCTCGTCGTCTTCCGGAGCGATGCATACGGCGCCGCATTGCGACCAGATTTTCACTGTGGCTCCTTGTCTGCACCGCTCACATGGCTCCAGTCGCAGGACAGGCCGGCCTGCTTGCCGTTCGTCGAGTAGACGATGCAGTCCACTTGCCTCGTGTCGGTCAGGGTGACGACGCATTCCGTGAATACGTCGGCCCCGGCGGAGCACTGCGAGTCGACGGACCTGACCGCATGCGCTGGCGTGGAAGGCTCCGACGCGCTTCCGCATCCTGCGAGCGCGGTGCAGAGGGTGAGGGTGATGGCGGTAAGTGTGGCGCAGATGGTGTTTCTCATTGTTCGTTCCTTTGATGGTGGCTGGCGTGGTGGTTCCAGAGGCGGATGGCTTTTTTGGGGTTTTTGCCGTCGATGTGGAGGATGCATTTGTGCCGGCAGTTGGGGCAGATGCAGCCGTAGATGGTGCTGACCGGTTTGCGGGTTCGGAGGTTGTAGATAGTGCCGAGGGTCAGGATGAGCGGCCGGGACTTGCGGCATGCCGGGCAGGGTGCAGGTCTGCGCCATTTGCGTGGGTTGGTGGCGATTCTGACGGTGTCTGTGTGGTGCATTTCATTCCTTTCCGTAGATGGCGAGGCTTCTGATGCCGTCGCTCATGCTGTTGGAACATGTGTTCGGATCGTGGTCGATGATGTCGTTTCCGATGCCCTGGAAGCGGAGGCTGGCGGTGCCGTCCGGATGCCGGATGAGTTCGAGCCGTCCGTCGATGATGACGTCCTGGTCGGTGCGGGCGATGCAGCGGCGGCCGATCAGGATGACCGGGTCGGCCGACCGCCACTTGTGCAATGGGACGATGATGCTCATTCCCGGCCACCCATCCAGCCGATCAGGAAGGCGAATTATCGCGGTGTGGCTCATGCCGTTCCTCCGATCTCCGGGCTGGCCAGCATCTCGGTGATCGCGTCCTTGGCTATCAGGCGCCATGGTTCGCGGCCGTCGTCGTCGAGGTTTTCCCACGTGAGGTGTTTGCGGTGGCCGTTGGCGTGGAATCGGTTGTAGATGGCGTGCGCGACGGCGTATTGCGTGTCGAGGCTGATGACGAGCTGGTCTTGCTGGTCTTCGGTCATTGGTAGGTCTCCGGTCTTGGCGGTGCGAGCAGTGCGGCGATCGCGTAGCTGGCGAGGCTGGTGGCGAGCGCCGCGATGGTCAGTGCGGTGTGGATGGCGAGCCACGTGATTGGTGTCCACTGGTGGAGCGCCTGTCCGATGATCGCCCTGATGACGGCGTGCGGGATGAGCAGCAGCGCGAGGAGGGTGAACAGCGTGGCCATGGCGTCTCCGAGCCGGTCGGCGAGGTGGCTGATGGTCTTTCTCACTTGTGGTCTCCCGTCTTGACGGCGAGTGTCTCGAGCATGGCCTTGTAGTCTTTGATGTCGCGTGCGATGCAGGATTTCACCCGGTGCGGGCCGCTGTCGCCCTGGTATGGATCCGGGGCGCCGAGCACGGTGACGAGTCGGCGGATGGTGGCCATGTCGTATTTGCGGTAGGTGAGCCACGCGTCAGGGTTGAGGTTGAGTCGGCGGAGGAAGTCAAGGTCGAAGTCCACGTTGGTCCCCGCGGGGACGAGGGAGAAGCGCTGGGAGAGCGAGTCAAGGAATTCCTCCACGGCGTTGGCCACGACGACCATGCTGTCATTGCGCACGGAGCCTCCCATGAGTTCGAACAGCAGGCCGTTGTCGGTGTGCATGGAGAAGGCGACGGGGCTCATGGACAGGAGGTCGAGTCTGTCCGGGCGGATGATGCGGGACAATGATCCGAACTTTTGTTCGCCCAGCATGTCGGTACATTCCATACCGATCTCCAATGGCAGGCTTTTGCGCCTGTCCACGCCTGTGGTCTCAAAGTCGATCCACAGCAGCGCCTCCGGTTTGCCGTTATTCTCGTGCATTTGTCATTCCTTCCGTTTGAATTGTCAATGTTTCGCGCATGGTCAATGGCGTGGCCGTGCCGTCCTGGTTGAGCCAGAGCCATCTCCCCTGCCAGTCGCGCACTGGGGTGGAGAGAGGATCTATGCCGAGCGGGACGATCAGTCCAAGCCGTTCGGCCTCAGCCACATGCTGGTGGACCCACCCATGGCAGCCAGTAGTTCCCGAGCCGCACAGCTCGATGATGTTGGCGGGACTGTGCCGCACATCCGGATCCGCCGCGCGGCGCAGTTGCCGATGATGGCCGGAGCGGCCGGGCCAGCGAGACGGGTCGTGGATGTTCGTCCCGCAGCGCAGGCAATGCCAGCCTTGGCGTTCCAAAGCGATGCGCTTCGAGTCCTCGAACTCACTCACAACGCGCTCCTTCCTGCATCAGGCCGTTGACCAGCACCAGACATGAAGTGCAGTTCGTTCTTAGTCCGGAGGCCATCGCGGCGATGCCGTTATCGGCCTTGCCGCCGGCGAGCGCCTGGAGTTCTATGTTCGCCGCGGTTTCGGCGGTGTCGGTGATGAGTTGGGCGAGTCTGTTGATCTGTTCCTTGGTCATTCGTCTTCCTCCTCGTCTTCTTCCGTGATGGCGGCAACAAGCCGGTTGAGGTGTTCGGTCTCGTCGTCGGATGGCTCATAGCCGAGGTCTTGGAGGATCAGGTAATAGCCGGGGATGCGGCGGCTGACGTTGTCGTCGCCACTCCAGTCCCAGTCATTTGGGCTGATGAACCATTCGAATCTGGCGGTGAGGATCATGACCGCGTATGTCGGCCAGTCCGGTGAGTCGAGGTGCGTGTGGAGTTCCGCGAGCGCCTGTTCCGGTTTGATGCCGGCGATGGCGGCGAACTGTTCCCGGGCGCATGCGGCGTCGTTCCAGGTGTGTAGGTCTTTGGTGAAGCCGGTCGGGTCCGGGTCAATTGTCTGCAGGAGTCCGAGCCTTGCCGTGGTCTCGATGAGCTTGGCGCGCTTGATGGCATGGAGATGGCCGTGGAGCCATGCCATGCGCTTGTCAGCCGTCGTGGCGGCGTATTCCTCGAGCACGTGCTGTCGGGCGTCGCGTTCGGCCTGTTCGGCGGCTCGCTGGGCCTGTTCGGCTTCGGCGGCCGCATCACGACGATCCCAGAGGTATATCGTCTGCGTCGCTTCATGGACGGAGACCGCATCTGGATTCCGCTTGCGGAGCTCTTCGACGGTTTCTTCCGGAGTGCCCGCGGCGGGGAAGATGGCGCCGGAGTAATGCCATTCGGAATCCGAGAAGGTCTCTCCGGGATCCTCGATGACGTTGAGACCGGTGGTGCCGGTGGCGAGGAGCGCGGAGACATCGGCGAACCACTGGCTCCGGCGATCTTCCACTTCGATGTTGTGGAGGATGTAGTCGAAGTTCGAGGTCCCCGCGGCGTGCGCGAGGCGTTCCTGACGGTCCGGCTGGCCGTCGTATCGTGCGATGGCCATGAGTTGGCCGATGGTGAGCTGGTCGAAGTCGTCGCGTGTCTTCCTGACATCCGCCTTGATGCTCGCCGCTTTCGCTCTGTCACGCACATAGTCGGCACTTCGGCCGAGCCTGTGCGCGACGGCGGCGGTGGTGGCCCCGAGAGCGAGCATGCCCTGGATAGCGTCGGCCTCCTCGAGGACGGTGAGCTGTTCGCGCTGGCAGTTCTCGGTGACCATGGCCTCCAACTGCTGCAACGGGTCTAAGTCAAGCACGAAACACGGCACGGCTCCGGTGCCGGCCTGCTTGCATGCGGCGAGACGACGATGGCCGGCGATGACACGATAGCGCTCGCCGTTGGGTACGACGGAGAGCGGCGAGAGCAGGCCGTTGGCTTTGATGCTCGCCGCGAGGTCGGTCACGTCGCCGATCTGCTTTCGTGGATTGTCCGGGTGCGGATCGATGAGGCTGGTGTTGATGAGCTTGATCTGATCGCTTTGGTAGTTGCTCATTGCTTGTTCTCCTTGCTTGTTTCTTGGTTGTTGAGTTCGTCGGCGCATGCCTGGCATGCGAGATACCACTTGGACGGTTTGCCTTCCCGGAGGCTTCCGGTGTGGTCGTATTCGTCCTCGTGTGGATCCATGAGCTGGTGGACGTGTTCGCAGTTCCAGGTGTGCTTGTGCTGGCGTGTGGGTGTGATGGGTTCTGGCGCCCATGTCTCCCACTGGTCGCGGAGCCATGTGTTGAGTCGTGGAATGTGGCCGCTGCGGATTTGGCCGTCGTTGACGGCGCGCTTGTAGCGGCGGACCGCGGCTTGGAGGCGGGCGAGTTGGACTGGGTCCTCGGCGATCGCCTCGCATAGGGCGCGGGCTTCGGTTTCGGTCTTGCGGCCTTTCGCGCCGATGGTGCCGGGGTAGGTTCCGGCGATGGCGGCGAAATGGTCAGGCGTGTCGCCACCGGTTTGCTTCGCCGTGCCGGCGGGAGGGGTCGGAGAGGGTATATCGGTATAGGTATCGGTTTTATGCCATGTTTTTGCTTGGCTGTCCTCTAGCAACTTGCTAGACGGTTTGCTACCCATCTCGCTACTGTTTTGCTCTCCGTTTGCTTGGCTGTTTTCCGGCAAGTCGCCAGACGTTTGCTTGGCTTTCTGGTTGGCCGCCTTGCGGCGTCCTCCCTTGCTTCCGGCCTTTCTGCGCGCCTCGCGCTGCTCTTCGGTCAGCGTCTTCGGCTCCCTGCATATGCCTTCCGCGTAGACCGGACGCCATCCTCCGTCGTGCTCTTCCATGAGGCCCGAGTCGATGAGCTGCTGCAGCTGTTTCATGGTGCCGCCGGCGTCCTTGAGGTCGAGCTTGTCGAAGTGGCCGGGGTATGCTGCCGGATCCTTGGCCTGCATCGAAACGCCTTTGGAGTGGATGACGCACAGCTTGACCCACAGTCCCACGGTGGCGAGAGGCAGGCGGCGGATGCGCCTGTCATCGGCCATCTGGTCGTCGATGATGAACCACATTCTTCTTCTCCTTCCGTGGTTCGGGTTCCTTGGAGGCTTAGCCGATCTCGCCGGTGTCCGGGTCGATGGTCGCCTCCACGTCGCCATCGTCCATGTCGAGGCTGCGGCGCAGGTCGTCGATGAGGATCATCTGCCGTGACGTGGCCGGCTTCGCGCACATGTTCTCCATGGCCAGGCCGGCGTCGAGGATGCGCTGAGCGAGGTCTGCGCAGTCGTACACGGCTTCGGTGATGGCGTGGATGCCGCCCCACTTGTCGATGTGCTCCTGCTTGTTTTTGGTGTCCATGACGTTGCGGCATGCCTTGAGCACGACGGCCGCGGCCTTGGTGACCTGCTGCGTCTTGCCGATGAGGTCGATGAGCGTGTCCGGTGTCGCTTCCTGCGGGATGAGCGCCTGTTGTTCGCTGGCTTTCATTGCTTCCTCCTTTAGAATTCCGGTTCCGGATCCGGTTTGCCGAAGTCCCCAAATGACGATTGGTCGGCCGCCGGCGCGCCCCACGGATCATCGGCCGGCGGCGCGGCGGGTTGCTGTGTCT